GGCCCGTGAACTCGCCGAACTCCCGGAACTGTGGACGGCACTCCTGGAGTCACTGGAGTCGATTGGCGGGCACGGCGACGGCCGCGGCAGCGGGGAACCGGCGGTAGGGATCCGGATCGACGTGCTCAGCTTCACCGGCCGCGCCGGCGAACCCAGCATCGCCAACGGTGAACCGCATGCTGCGGACCAGTCCGGCGCCATTCCCCTTGCCGCCGTATTGGCGTCGTGGGCGAGGATGGTAATGGAGGAACGTCACTTCGCCGACACGGCCCGCTTGACACTCGGGGTGTCCAGGGCTTATCTTGTGGCCCAGCACGACTGGATCTGCCGCCAGGCCTGGGCCGACGACTACGCCGCAGAATTGCACGAGGCGTATTGCGTGGCCCGGACGTTGACAAATACATGGACATCCCCGGAACTGCTCCGGAACAGGTATTGCCCGTGGTGCGGGAAAGCGTGCCTGTACCAGGAGCGGCGGGACGGGTCGGGTGTTATCGAATGCCAGCCGAACGCCGGTGGCTGCGGGTCCTGGTGGACTTCCGCAGAGCATTACGAGCAGACGGTGAAGATGCGGGCGGCGTACGAAAAGACGGGCGGGGCGGCGTGATGAATTCGACTCCGTGCGCGCCGAACGAAGTTCACCCAGCGTACGAGTGGCGGCACGCATGGCTGGCAGGATGGCTCAATACACCCAACCACCCGTATGGGCGCTACCTGAGGATCCCCATCCCATCGCCAATCCGGCTCAACGACCCGGGCGAACTGGATCCCGATTGCGATGTCCTGCGAACCCACACGTTGACTAAACGGAAGGCACTCGGCCGAGCGCCCTATGTCGGCCGCGCCTTTGTCTACCTCTGGTATATCGGCGAGGATGAACTGGGCCGGATGGTGGCCGGCGACGCGCGGATCGAGTACATCGAGAGTGAGTGGGAAGCCTACCTACGAGCTCGTGGCCGGTGGGACCAGTGACCCGCCCCCGCGTCTACACCCTCGCCGAGGCCGCCGAACGCTGCGGCGTCACCCCCCGCACCATTCGCTCGTGGATGCACCCGGCGCCACCGTGGCGGCCCGAACGCGAGCCGCTGCAGCCGATCCCCGACTCGTGGGTGCTACTCGGCCACCACCTGTTCACCGAGCAGGCGCTGGCCGCCGCCGAGTACGCCAACCGGGCCGGCCGAACACGGCGCCGCGAGGCGCGGAGTGCTACCGCGCACGTAGCGTGACATGTTAGGGTCCGCCTGATCGTGGATCAGTCCGCTCTCGGAACGCTTGAGCCCCCGGAGCCGCCCGGCAGGCGACCGGGGCTTCACCACGACGGGAGGGCTGTGACCGACTTCGAGGACTTCCTGGCCGCCGCGGTCCGCGACATGCGGTTCGAGCCCACCGCCGAGCAGCGGCACCTGCTGGGTCTGATGTACACCGAGACCGGTGACGCGCCGGTCCGATTCGACCCGGCGCTGATCCTCGATGAGGTCCACAAGTTCGGCGCCCAGATCCCGATCTCCCGCGAGTTGTTGTGCGACCTTCCCGGCCACACCTGCACCGCCGACTGCCCGCCGCCGCACGTGCTCCCACCGGTGCCTCTGGCCCGCCGCGCCCGGTACGCCCTGCGCCGCTGCTGGTGGTGGCTGACCGGCCTGCGGGTCGCCCACAAGAGCCGCATCGACCAGGGAGACGACTGATGGGTGAAGCCGTGGATCTGACTGAAGGCGACCTGCGGGCCGACCTGACCGGCAACGCCTGGTACGTCAAGGACGGGGGGCGCGGGCTACGGCGGCTGAGCGAGGACGAGGAGCGGCAGCTGCGGTTCGGTGAGTGGTCCCTGAACGAACCCCCGGAGGTGTAGCCGTGGACGTGCTCGCTCTCGCCGCGACTGCCACCCCGAACCTGATCTACGTGGTGCTCCTGCTTGCCGCGGTGATCCTCCTCGGCCTCGCCGCGTTCGGTGTCGGCGGCGCCCGGGTGTCCGTCGGCTGGCTCGGCATGGCGTGCTGGGCGCTGGTGGCGCTGCTGACGGTTCCTCGGCTGGGGATGACTCGTGAACCGTGAGGATAACGCCGCGCTCGTCTCCGAACTCGCACGTGCACAGAGACTGCTCGACCACTACGAACGGCAAGCCCGCTACGACTCGACGGGTGGCGTCCGGGCCATGGCCTTGTTGAGCGCTGCGCCTGCCCCTGTTCGACGGGGCCACGATCCGCCAGGTACAGCTGGCCGGCCTGCTGCACGCTCAGCACGGTCGGTGTGGGCGACGGCTGAGGCGCGCTGGTGGTTGTGGTCGTCGGCGTCGGTGCAGATGTCGTCGTCTGCGCGGTCGGCGCGCTGGTGGTGTCAGGGCTGCTGCTGCACGCGGCACCGGCCGCGGCGAGGATCAGCGGGAGCGCGATGGCGCGGCACGTCTTCACTTCGGTCCCCTGGCTGACCTGCCCTGCCACGAACAGAAGCCCGGCCGGGGCATTCACCCCGACCGGGCCGTGATCTTGGTGCGGGGGCCCGTCTCAGCCGCTCATCTCCCGGTACAGCCCGGCGACGACTTCGGCATCCTCGCGGATGACATGGCCCGGCCAGCAGTGCCCGCTGAGCACCTTCCGGGTCAGCGACCCGGCGCAGAGTTCCAGGGTCAGGCGCAGGTACTCGGCGCGGCCGACCGCTGGCTGCTCGCCCGCGTCGCGGAGGATGCCGGCCACCTGCTCGGCCGCGTCCGCGGTCAACGGGCCGTGCCAGCCGGTCACCGGGTGGTCCCGCTGTGCCGCGCCCGGAAGACCGCCGGGCCACCCGGAGCGCTCTCCCACAACACCTCGTCCAGCCCGGCCGGCAGGTCGGTGGTGTACACGGTCACCTGCCGGCCGTCGCGGAGCTCTGCCCGGCCGCCGCCGGCGCCGATGGCGTCGATGGCGAGCGACAGCAACTCTGCCTGCCGCTGCTCCACGATCGCGTTCCGCTCCGCCTGCTGTGCGCCGTGCTCCAGCAGGTTCACCACGGCGGCCAGGCCCTCAGAGTCGGCCTCGTCGTACAGCTCGCGGGCCTGCGGGATCAGGGACCGGATTTCCGCCGCGGTCAGCAGCTTCAGCTTGCGCACCAGCTCGCGGGACTCCGCGTCGCGGCGGGTGGCCTCATCGTCGGCCGGGTGCTGGCCGGTAGCGTCTTGTGCCATCGGTTCCTCCTGGTTGCTCAGGTGGTGCCGTAGGCCCCTTGCTCGGTGTTGACGCACCGGGCGGGGGGGCCGCCCATTGGGTTACTGCCGTGGCCTCCCTTCACGCAGGGCCGCCTCGATCGCGTCGAGGTCGGTTCCGTGGTCACCGCCGACGACAATGCTCCGGGCCCGCCAGTTGCCGCCGGAGGGTGGCGGCCCTTCGACCAGCCAGTACGTGCCGTAGTCGAGTGCTCGGTCATCCCGCCGCCGGGACTTCTCCAGCCGGAGGCCCTGCCGTGCGGCCATCCGACGTAGCCGGTTCTCGCGGACCTTGTCGTCCCCTTCGCCCATGCCGGAAAGTGTACCGCAAGATATGCCGCAAGCGATACCCGACGTGATGCCGGGTCATCGGTCCCGTGTGGACAGTCCGCAGATAGTCCGCAGGATGCCCACAGATGGCCAACATCAGCCAACGCCAGCCAACGGAAAACGGGCAGGTCAGGACCGGTGCCAGGCAGACCGCTGCAGGTCAGCGGACCCCATGCGGGTTTACGAGTGGTACTCGACCAGCACCGCCCCCACCATGGCCTGACCTGCGCGTTCGTCACGGCGCAACCTCCGCAGTCCGCGGGGAGTCCGCAAGATGCGCGGCCATGACCTGCTCGACCGCGCTCCGGGTGGACTCATCGCTGTCCGGCCACAGGTGGCCGTACACGTTCAGGGTCGTCGTCGCGCTGCGCTGGACGATGATAGCGAGCGCGAAGAGGAATGGTCGGTAATCTCAGCCGATGGCTCGGCGCGGTGGTCAGCCGACGACGAGCCCGCTGGACGGCAACTGATCGCGGATTTGCCAGACGCGTACAGGCCATACCGGCTGCAACGGCGGACGATCACCTTCGGCCCCTGGCAAGATAAATACATCGAGGGGGGGCCGTCAGCGTGATCGAGCTGCCCGCCACGTCCATCCAGGCCGACGCCATCACCGACGCCGCCGCACGCCGCGGCCTGTCCGTCACCGACTGGGCGATGGACTGCCTACTCACCTACGCCGCCAACCACCTCGGCCGCAGCCTCGCCGACTGGGTCGCTACCGAGCAGGAATACACCCAGCGCGGCGACTACCCCGCGTGCGGCGCCACTCACACCGTCGGACAAGGCACGCCCGCAGAGCACACCCTCACCTGCGTAAGGATCAAGAACCACCAGCGTGAGGCCGTGGCCAGCCGCCAGGCGCACGTCGGATACATGCCCGACATGACCACGCTCACCTCATGGGAGCACGACCGATGAGCGCACTGCGGCGCGCCGAGTAGCTGATGGTCCGCGCCGCTGGCCTGACTACCAGCCACGGCTACGGCCACGCACACCAACAAGTCAGAGCGCAATGGGCGCCACTCGTACAGCGGGGCGGCGTGTGCTGCCGCCGCTGCGGCCAGCCCATCGACCCAGCCGAACCTTGGGACCTGGGTCACGCCGACGACCGCACCGCCTACACCGGACCTGAGCACGCGCGCTGCAACAGAAGCGCAGGCGCCGCCCTAGGCAACCGCAGGCGGGGAAACTGGCGCGCGGCGCGCTGGTAGCCGCTAACCTCACCCCCACCCGCGACTGATCATCGCGGTAGACAGCCCCCGTCCCTCCTGGAGCGGGGGCTGCCGCACATCCAGGAGACAACTCCATGCCTTGCTACGCGCCGTGCGCCGGTTGCGCCAAACCCATCAGCATCGGCCGCACCAGCCTGCCCGCAGGTGAAGCCACCTGCCAGCCGTGCCGTAGAGAGCGACCTCGACCCCGCATGCCGAGACGCCATCGCTGCGCATGGTGCGCCACCAAGATGTTCAAGCACAGCCCGAAGACGGAGCATTGCTCGCCGATCTGCGCCCAACAACGACGGGTAGATCTTGATGGCGCGAGCGTCGTTGGGGACTACAAGACACGGAAGCTCACACAGTGCCGCCGTCGCAGACTTCGCCACGCCCTGACATGGGACGGCATCACCGACCAACAGATCCTCGACCGCGACGGATGGCGCTGCCACATCTGCCGCAAGAAGATCAACCCACGATGGACCTACCCCGATAAGAGATCCAAGAGCGTCGATCATGTGGTGCCCATTAGCCAAGGTGGAGACGACACCGCAGCCAACAAGCGGGCGGCACATCTTGGCTGCAACATGGCACGTGGCGTCATGGGTGGCGGCGAACAGCTCGCGCTGCTTGGCTGGTACGAAGAGACGCCACTGAGCCCTACTGCGGTGGGCGATCCATCGCAAGGAGGAGCGCCACCCGCTGTCGCTCGTCGTCGTTGTCAACCTACCGGCCCGGCCCGCAGGGCGACTTGGCCGGAGGACTGGGATGAGGCCCTCCAGCGATTGGCACAGCACCGCGCAGGAGCCGCCCGGGCTGCCAGTCGATGAGCCTAATGTCCGTTTTAGGACGACCCTTCGCCTGACGCCGCCCTGCTCCTTTTCCCTGCCCGGAACTGCTGCGTCCCGGGACGTTGCCGGGACGGGGGGGGGTGGCCCGAGTGGAGTGCACTTGCCCGTGCGGTAAGCGGTTCGAGGCGAAGCGGGAGTCGGCGCGTTACTGCTCGGAGCGGTGTAAGAAGCGGGCGCAGCGCACCGGCGGGACTGGGCGGGCTTCGGTTCCCGCATCTGTGGCCCGGGTCGAGCCGCTGGCTGTGGGCGACGGGTCCTCGCTGGCCGACGCCACGGCGGCGGAACTCCAGGAGGCTGGTCGGTTGGCGACGGCGGCGGGGCGGGCTGCGTTGTTGGCGGCGCAGTACCTGGATGGGGCGAACCGAGAGACGGGCTCCGGCGTCGCGGCGCTGTTGAAGGCGCACCGTGATGCGTTGGCCGAGGCGCTGAAGGGTGCGCCGCGGGCGGCGGATGGGGTGGATGAGTTGCGGGATCGGCGGGCGCGGAAGGCAGCTGGTGCCTGACCTGGTGCCGCCGGCGCATCTGTGGGTGCCGCCGCGGGTTGGGTCATATGGCGATGAGGCCGTGGATCTGGCGCAGCTGGCCGGCCGGGAGCTGGACGCCGCTCAGGTGCTGGCAGTGGACGCGTTCTTGTCCTACGGGCCGGGTGGCCGCTGGGTGGCGTTGGAATCAGCGGTAGTCGAGGCCAGACAGAACGGAAAAACAGGCGGCGTATTATTACCGGTTGTCTTGTTCGACTTGTTCCTTTTGGGCGCGGACCGGATCGTGTGGACGGCGCACCTGTTCAAAACGGCCCGGGACGCGTTCGCCGACTTCCGGACGTGCATCGACTCGGCCCCGGAACTGTCCCGCCGGGTCAAGAAGATCACCTATGCGAATGGCGAGGAGTCGATTGAGCTCACCTCCGGGGCGGTGTTGGAGTTTCTGGCCCGGTCTAAGGGCGGCGGTCGTGGGCTCGGGGGCAAGCGGCTGGTCTTCGATGAGGCGCTGTTCTTGTCGGCGGAGGCGATGGGCGCGCTGATCCCCACCTTGGCGGCCCGTGGCGACCCTCAGATCAACTACGGGTCGTCGGCGGGCAAGGGTGAGTCGGATCATCTGCGGGCTTTGCGGGACCGCGGCAGGGGCGGTGGGGATCCGTCGCTGGTGTGGGTGGAGTGGTGCGCCCCGGGCGGCTGGGACGACCCGTCGTGCGACCTCGGCATGCGGTGCCCACACACGCTCGGCACCGACGGTTGCGCGTTGGATGACGAGTCGCTGTGGCCGCTGGCGAACCCTGCTCTCGGCCGCCGGATCTCCTACGAGTTCCTGCGGTCGGAGCGGCGTGCATTGCCGGCTGCCGAGTTCGGCCGGGAGACGTTGGGCTGGTTCGACCTGCCGGAGGGCGCCGGCCGGCCTATCACCACTGCGCAGTGGGCGAAGCTGAAGCGTGACCTGGCTGTTCCGCCGGAGGGCCCGCGGCGGTTCTTCCTGGACTGCTCCCCAGGTCTCACCTCGGGTTCGATCGGGGTGGCGGTGGACCGTGGCGGGCTGCCGCATGTGGAACTCGCGGACTACCGGCCCCGGACCGAATGGATGGTCGCCCGGGCGGTGGAGCTGAACGACCGTTACCCGGATTCGGTGTTCGGGGCGTTCGCCGGCGGCGCGGTGATGGCGTTGGCGGAGGACTTTGCCGATGCCGGGCTCACGGTTCGGACGTTTACCGGGCACGAGATGGGCTTGGCGTGTGCGCACCTGCAGAAGCTGGTCACCGATGAGGGGATGACGCATTCCGGCGACGCCCTGTTCGCGCAGGCCCTTGAGGGGGCCGTGAAGCGGGATCTCGGCGATGACCTGTGGATGTGGTCGCGGCGGAAGTCCACTGATATCTCCCCGATCGTCGCGGCCACCGGCGCGGCGTGGCTGCTTGAGGTCGAGCCGGCCTATGACGTGCTCGACAGCGTTCACTAGGGGGCGGCGTGACGCGGGACCTCGCAACGGACCTCCTGGACATACTGGGGCTGCTGCTCATCGCCGCCGGCGTCGGATTCGCGGCGGCTGGCGTGTGGCGCCTGGCCGCGGTCGGCGTGTCGGGGTGTGTGGTGGTGGCGGGCTCGCTGCTGATGGCGAGGCTGGGTAGGCCGAGGCAGCCGAGCAGGCCGGGATGAGCTTATTCAGCCGGCGCAGCTTCGGAGGGATCACCGCGGCTGACCTGATCACTCGGCGACCGCCGGCGAGGGCCGGCTCGGTGTTGGTGTCCAACGACACCGCGATGCGCCATTCGGCGGTGTGGGCGTGTCTGCGCTTGCGAGCAGACATGATCTCCACGTTGCCGCTGGATGTGTACCGCCGCGTCGGCGGGCTGCAGGTGGACATGCCGGTGCCGCCGGTACTGATCGACCCCGGCGGGGCGAGGTGGGACTACTGCGATTGGATGTACGCCAGCCAGGTGGACCTGGATCGGGCGGGGAATGCTGTCGGCCTGATCACGGAGACCAACTCTCTCGGGTTGCCGTCGCGGATCGACTTGCAGCCGATCGGCTCGGTGCATGTGCTGGACCGCAAGGACGTGGGCCTGAAGTACCGGATCGACGGTAAGGAGTACCCACCGGAGAAGGTGTGGCATGAGCGCCAGTATCCGGTGGCGGGGCTGCCTGTGGGGCTGTCGCCGGTGGCATATGCGGCGTGGTCGATCGGTGAATACCAGTCGATCCAGCAGTTCGCCTTGGACTGGTTCGCCGGCGGTGGTGTGCCGAAGGCGAAGCTGCGGAACACGGCCCGGACGATTACTCCGGACCAGGCGGCGGAGGTGAAGGACCGGTTCAAGGCGTCGGTGAGCAGCGGCGATCTGTTTGTTGTCGGCTCCGACTGGGAATACGACATGATCCAGGCTCAGACGACCGGGTCGGAGTGGTTGGACGCGAAGAAGTATGGGGTCACGGACATTGCCCGGTTCTTCTCCTGTCCGGCGGATCTGATCGAGGGTGCCGTGTCGGGGCAGTCGGTGACGTACGCGAACATCGCCCAGCGGAACCTGCAATTCCTAATCATGAACCTTGGGCCGGCGGTGTTCCGGCGGGAGAAGCACCTGTCCAAGCTGCTGCCGCGGCCGCGGTATGTGAAGCTGAACACGTCTGCCCTGTTGCGGATGGATGACGAGACCCGCGCGAAGGTGATCACGGCGCGGATCGGGAACCGGACCTTGGCGCCGTCGGAGGCGAGGGAGTTGGAGAACTTGCCGCCGTTGACGGAGGCGCAGATGGCCGAGTTCGACCGGCTGTTCGGGAGTCCCCGCAGCCAGCCGGCGACTGCAACCTCAGGGGTGGTGTAGTGACCTGCATTGTCGGCATCCAGACCGGTAGCGGCGTGATCGTCGGTGGCGACAGTGCCGGGCTGTCCGGGTGGGTCCGTACCCATCGGGCGGACCCGAAGGTGTTCATCACCGGCTCATGCGTGATCGGGTTCACGACCTCGTACCGGATGGGGCAGGTGCTCCGCTATGCAGACCTGCCGAAGCCGCTCGACCGTGAAGGAAGCGATCTGGAGCGGTTCGTCGCGACAGAGTTCGTGGATGGCGTCCGCGATGCGTTGAAGAGCGCGGGCTGGGCGAAGAAGGATAACGAGCGGGAGGACGCCGGCACGTTCCTGCTCGGCGTCAACGGGCGGCTGTTCAAGGTCGGTGACGACTACCAGGTCGGCTGGTCCCGTGATGGCTACGAGGCGTGTGGCTGCGGCTGGGAGATCGCCTACGGTGCCCTGCATGCCACACGCAGGCTGAGGCCGGAGACGCGGGTCCGCCGCGCGCTGGTGGCGGCGGCCTACCACTCGGGTGGCGTCCACCCGCCGTTCACGATCCTGCACGGAGGAGCGTCCGCATGACCGATGATGCCCACGATGCGGCTCTTCGAGAGGCCGGCGCGAAACGAGCCGAGCGGTTCGAACGTGAGGGTTATCTCGTCAACGGCCAGGTTCGCGCTGGGATCATGCTGCCCAACGGTGGAGCTCGCCGGGTGTCCACGAAGGACCAGGCCGCGCCCGCGCAGCTGCGAGCAACGCAGGTCAAGCGGGATGGCAAGACATTCAACGTCGTCGAGGGCTACTTCACGGTCTATGAGCGTGGCTATGAGATGTGGGACTGGGCCGGCCCCTACACCGAGATCGTATCGGCCGGGGCCGGCGAGAAGACAATCAAGTCGGGGCCGGATGTCGTCTACCTGATCAACCATGCCGGCCTTGCGCTGGCCCGCACCGTCACCGATCCGCCATCCCTCGAGCTGTGGTCCGATGACGTGGGCGGCGGCAACCGTGCGTGGCTGAACCCGACCCGGCAGGACGTGAAGGATCTCGTCGCCGCGATCGAGGACGGCACGATCACCGAGCAGTCCTTCGCCTTCATGATCGTAGCGGGGCAGTGGTCACCGGACTACACCGAGTTCCGGATCAACGAGTTCGACATGGACCGCGGCGACGCCAGCGCGGTCAACTACGGCGCCAACCCGTACACGTCCGTGGCCGCGCGCAGCCGGGAGATCCTGGCCGAGCTCGACCACCTACCCACCGGGGCGGCCAGAGCGGCGCTCGGCGTGCTACAGCACCGCAAGGACATCGCCGGGACCCGGGCGCTGTCGCCCACCGATGCCAGCGTCGTGTCACAGGTGCTGGGCTGGCTCTCGGCGATCGACAACATCGTGGACGAAGGCCAGGAGACTCTGGCCGCCTACTTGAGCGTGCCGAACCCGGATGCCGACGAGGGCGACGACACGCAGGCCAACACGGCGAAGCCTCCTCAGATGCAGGCGGGCGCCGCGGCGGAGCGGAAGACTCCGCTACTGGCTGGGCGCGCCAGCGTCGCGAAATACGAAGCGCTGCTCGCCGAACTGGACTGAACCATCACCACGACCCGCTGGCGGCGGATGACCGCCGGCCCCGCCCGACCGCACCCGGAGATTCGGTGGCTGTCGCGCGCAGTGGACCCATCCATCACTGCGTACGAAAGGCACCACGCATGCCCACAATCGACGACCTGATCCTATCCATCGAAGTGGAACAGGAGCAGGCGAAGAAGCGGTACGAGCGCGCCAAGGCCGCGGTCTCGAACATCCTGGCCAAGGCGAAGGCGGAAGGCCGCGCCACCCTGACCGACGAGGAAGACACCGACTGCGACTCGGCGATCAAGCAGCGGGACAAGGCGAAGGTCGATCTGAAAGGTATCGACAAGAAGCTCGCCCGCGCCCAGCAGATCAAGTCTGAGGAACAGGACGTGGAACTGGGTCTGCTGGAACGCAAGGCCGACCCGGCCACCGCAGACGGGAAGAAACCGGCCTACGACCGGGTGATGCGGGTCGGGCAGGAGGAACGCACCTACCACAAGGGCAACACCCGCAAGGGTGGCCCGTTCATCCGCGACGTGATCAAGCAGTTCCTGTACCGCGACATCGAGGCCGAGCAGCGGCTGGTCCGGCACATGCAGGAGGAGCGGGTCGAACGCGGTCAGTACCTGGAGCGCGCAGCCGGCACGGGCGCGTTCACCGGTCTGACGGTGCCGCAGTACCTCACCGACATGTACGCGCCCGCCGTCGCCGCGCTTCGGCCGTTCGCTGATTCCTGCAACCAGCACGACCTGCCCGCAGACGGCATGACCGTCAACATCTCGCAGATCACCACGGCCAGTTCCGCCGCCCTCCAGGCGACGGAGAACTCCCCTGTCAGCGAGACGAACATGGACGACACGCTGCTGACGGAGAACGTGCAGACCGCATCCGGGCAGCAGACCCTGTCCCGGCAGGCCATCGACCGCGGCACCGGGGTCGAAGAGATCGTCATGGACGACCTGTTCCGCCGGTACGCGACGGTCCTGGACTCCACGCTGATCAACCAGGCCACCACCGGGCTGGACGCTGTCGCGGCGAACCAGACCTACACCGACGCGTCGCCGACCGGCCCGAAGATCTACTCCCAGGTGGTGGGCGGGGCGGCGACCGTGGAGACGACATTGCTGGGCTGGGCGCAGCCGGACATGGTCGTCATGCACCCCCGGCGCTGGTACAAGCTGCTGTCGGCGGTATCCGCGACGTGGCCGATGGTGTTCGGGATCAACAACCCGGTCCCGGTCCAGGGAACCGCCACCAACGCGGGCCTGGGCTACGCGCAGGGCATCCGGGGGCAGTTGGCCAACGGCATGCGTGTGTGTGTCGACGCGAACATGTCGATCGTCTGCTCCGGGGCGGCCCTGACCGGCGGCGCGCAGGACCACGTCATCGTGGTGCCGTCGCAGGAGATGCACCTGTGGGAAGACCCCGCGGCTCCAGTATTTATCAGGGCGGAGCAGCCGGCGGCGGGGTCGCTGGGCGTGCTGCTGGTGCTTTACGGCTACTTCGCTTACTGCTTCCGGCGATTTCCGTCAGGCGCGACCGTCAAAATCTCGGGCACCGGCCTTACGACCCCAGTTTTTGACGGTACCTGAGTTCTACTAGGTAGAATCAGGAGTGGAGGTGGCCCCGGCGGCGATGGCACGCCCCGGGGCCAGGCCGACCCCGAGCAGACGGAGCCGACATGGAACAGGATACGAAGATCTGTCCGCGATGCAACCAGGGAAAGCCCTGGTCGGAGTTCCATCTCAACCGGAAGCGTGGCAGGCCAGGCTCATACTGCAAGGCATGTCTCGGCGCCTACAACAAGGCTCGATACATGCCGAAAGTGCTGGCACACGCGACCGAGTGCGAGCAATGCGGCGGTCCGATACCAGAGGGACGGTCAAGTCGCGCCAAATGGTTCTGCGGGAGCGTCTGCGGGAGTGCGTGGCACAACGCCCACCAGACTCGCGACTACCGGCGGGACTCGTATCTCCGGTCTCAGCACGGAATCACGCTCGACGCCTATGACGAACTCCTCGCCGCGCAGGGTGGCAAATGCCGGCTATGCGATGCCACCGAAGAGGACACGAAGCATGGCGTGCTGGACATCGACCATGACCACGTGACTGGGGCCACGCGAGGTCTACTCTGCCATCGGTGCAATTGGGCTCTCGGGATCGTCGGTGATGATCCCGGCTGGCTGCGCCGTGCCGCAGACTATTTGGACGGTCAGCCCGATTGTCGCTAGCCGAGGAAGGCGCCGCTCATGGCTACTGTCACCTTCGATGCCGCCACCCATCAGGTCCGTCCGTGGCCTGCGGGTGGGACCTGGAACACTCTGTCCCAGGGCGGTTCCGGTTCGGGCAAGGTCACGCAGAAGAACACGACGTGGGGTCTCACCCTGAGACTCGGTTTCATGTCGCATGCCTTGATGGCGGCGAATCAGTGGGTGAACTGCGCAACGGCGGGGACGGCGCTGCGGATGGCGCAGAAACGGGCGCACGCCGTCGGCCTGGAGTTGCGCGGCGATGTCGCTTTGTCCACCGCGCAGACCGGTACTGGGGTCACTACGAATGTCTTCGATCGGGGGGAACAGTCCGGGCAGGCGACCATCACGATCGTCACGACGGTCGGTTCGACTCCGACGTGTACCTACCAGGTGGAGGGTTCCCCGGACGGCACCACGTGGTCGCCGCTTTCGACCGCCGATTCGGGTACTCCGACGACGTTCTCGACGGCGACGTTCGTCATCACGTCGGCGACGACCACGACCCGGATCGTGAACCCGGCGTCAGGGGCGGCCCGGTTCATCCGGTTGACCATGTCGGCGAACACGAACGTCACTTCGACGATAGATGTCGCCGCCACATAGAATCGATGGGTGTCCTCTTGCGACCAATGCGGTACGGAACTGGCCGGTCGCCAGCGCCGATATTGCTCCAACCCCTGTGCGATCCGATACAACAACGAGGTAGCCCGCTGGCGGCGGCAGACCGGCCTCAGTGCGCAAGAACAGCGTGAGAGACGGGGGCCCTGCGATCACTGCGATGCTCCCATCCCGATGTCGCGCCGACTTGGCGTGCGCTTCTGCTCGACGAAGTGCTACCACGCAGCGACCTACAATCGGGTCAAGTGGCGCGATTATAACCGCCGAAAGCTGTACGGCTTGACCCAAGTGGAGTTCGATGCCTTGCTTGCAGAGCAAGGCGGCGTCTGCGCCGTCTGTCGGCTCGCAGGCTGGCCTGACGTAATTGGCAAGGCCGGGCCGCATGTCGATCACGACCATCGAACCGGCCGCGTACGCGGCATCTTGTGCCAATCGTGTAATCACGGGCTGGGGAAGTTCAAAGACGACCCCGTCCGGCTCCGCTCGGCTGCGGAGTACCTGGAACGACGATTGAGGAGCGGTCATGGCTGATGAGGAAGTGGTCGCGCAGGCGGGCACTGTGGCCCCGGACAGCATCCCCCCGGCCGATTCGAACGAGCAGCTCCGGATCGCGCATGACAAGCGGGAGGCGGCTTTCCAGCGGACGGTCGCCGGGGAGAGGCGGGCCGCTGCTGCCGCAGATGTGGAGGAGGAGCCGGAGGCGACCCGCCGGACGCCGCCGCAGGGCCGGACCGCGAGGCCGGGCCGGCAGCAGACGGCCGATTGATGGCGCCCGACCCGAGCCCACCGCCGGTGGTGGTGGCGCCAGCCCCGGTGCAGTGGCAGGTCAACACCGGCCGGGCGCCGGACGGGCAGTCTGTCTGCCAGTTGGTGCTGATGCAGGGCCAGTTGACCGCGACGCTGCTGCTGCTGCCCGCGGACATGACCAGGCTCGCGCAGCAGATGGCCGATGAGGCCCGGCAGGCCGACAGCAGGCTGATCCTGCCGAGCGTGGGTACTGAGCAATGGAAAGGCGGGCTGAGCCGTGGCTCTGGCCAGGACCTACAAGATCGGCGTGTTTGACACCTCCACGTGGCTCCCGACCGGCGCCACGGTCACGACCACGACGACGACTCCGATCCTGTACATCTCGACCTCGGCGAACTCCGACATCAACATCTCGGCGATCCGCTGCGGCATCCTCGGCGCCGCGTCGTTCCCGTCGAACGCCAGTGTCGTGTTCAGCATCAACACGGTGACCGGGACGAAGGCCGGCGGCAACGCGGTCACACCCTTGCAGCTGTCCGGTATCGCGAAGGCGTCCCTGCTGACCGCCGTTTCGACGGCGGGCGGCACGTCGGCGGCGGCAATCACCGGTCTCACCGCGACAACCTCGTGGTGGTCGCAGCCGCTGCCGTTCACCGCGGGTTCGAACTGGGGTGAGTGGGTGACGCCGTCGTTCGAGGTCAACCTGCCGGTGTCGGGGCAGTTCGCGCTGTGCGTGACCGCGTCGTCGGCGGGCACCGGCACCACGTTCTCCGGCGAGTTGGAGTTCACCGAGTAGTAAGTCGGGAGGGAGGGGACGACGAGATGGCAGCGACGATGTGCCAGCAGTGTGTGCTGGCTGGCGACGGGTCCGAGCGGACCGGGTTCCGGGGCCGCATCTACGTGGCGATGGTGGCCGCGGCGGTGGCGGTGCAGGGCGAGGCTGTCGGCGGCCAGTCCGCTGCGGTCTACAACAAGCGGCAGACCCTCGCCACTGCGGTGCTGTCCAACCCGCTCGCCTATCTGGAGCGGTTCGCCATCGGCGCCGCTTCCAATTCGACGATCGGTGGGGACATCACCGCTCCGGTCGCCATTTCTGGCTCGACGGCGGTAAACCCGAGCGTCGTCACCACGGCGGCGGTGCATGGCATGGCCACGGGGGACTGTGTTCAGATCATCGGGCATACGATCAACACGGCGATCAACGGCCAGTGGACGGTCACGGTTCTGACCACCACGACGTTCTCGGTGCCGGTGCTCGGCAACGGGACCGGGCTGGCGTCGGGGACTGTGACCAAGCAGCCGCCAGACGCGGACATCACCAACTTCGGGCCGTTTAGCCAGTGGAACAAGTTCGCTGGTGTGACCGCGCAGGACTGATGGGAGCGTTCCGTTGGCGCTGGTCATCGACGGGTCGTCGCCAGCGGTCTCCGAGGTTGCGACGGTCAACAACACCTGTGCCTCGTTCACCCCACCGGACTCGCCGCTGCTGCTGGCGGCGTGGGCGGGCGATTCCAAGGGCAACACGGACCCGCCGGCCGCGCCAAGCCCGTCATCCTCGCCGTCGCAGTCGTGGAGCATGTACGTCTGGGATCACCGGTCCAGCGGCTCCTCGCCCGTGTTGGACGGGCAGACGGCGTTCTTCGCCGCACTGGTGACTGGTACGCCCGGGTCGATGACGGTCAGTGTGGCCAACAGTGAGACGACCCAGTCGTTCGGGTCGGCGCTGAAGCCCTACGTCATCACCGGCCATGACCCGATCGCCCCGATCGGCGCCTCGGGGTCCGGCCGGGCGAATACCGCGAGCTCCATCTCCGGCACGTATGTGGGGACGATCACCGGCGGCCAGGGCTTCATGGTCGTCTCCGATTGGGACGCCACAGACTCGACTCCGTGGACCGCGGCCAGCGGTTGCACGATTTTGAACAAGGGGACGATCGCGGGGGAGATCTCCTACGCGGTGATCCAGCGGACCACGGCGGACGGGGTGGCCGGGTCGAATACGACGCTGGGCATGTCCGGGCTCGGTGGCGTCGGGTCATTCCACTACAGCTTCCTCGAAGTGATCTCCCTGGAAGCCGCCCAGGCGGCGAAATTCGCGTCGGGTGGCTGGCTGTCGGCGACATCGCAAGCCGCAAACTGGTGAGGGGGGGCAATGGCGAAGGCGGGATACGCGCTGACCACCGGCGCTGATGTGGCGCTGGTGGCCGGAACGGCGAAGACCACCCTGTGCGTCATCGCCCCAGCCCAGTTCGGCATCGACTTCAAGAAGCTGCACATCGCGTTTGACGGCGTGACAGCCACGGACAAGCCGGCCCTGATCGAGCTGTGCACGAGCACGTTGGCGACGAACAGCACGCCGGGTACGAACAACACCACCGGAACGATCAACCAGATCTACGGCCGGTCGATCACCGCCGGGTTCACCGGCTTCTACGCGTCCACGTCCGAGCCGACTGTGCTGACCCCGGTGTGGCTGTGGCGGCTGTCCCCGCAGGGCGGCACGGCGCTGTACGACTTCCCCCTCGGCGACACTCCCGACTGCGCCGTGTCCAACGGGTTCGCGATCCGCTGCACCGCCCCGACCAGCGCCGTGAACGTGAGGATGACCGCGTTCTTCGAGCGCTGCTAAGCCATGCCCCGGCTGGGCCGCGGCGTACCGAG